GCACGCATGCAGATCGACTATGCCGCCGAGCGCGCCCAGGTCTTCGACGCGATGACGCGTGCAATGGAAGACGGCTTCTACGACCCCGACTTTCACGGCGCCAACTGGGATGCGCTCGTGGAGCAGGATGCCGAGCTCTCCGATGACGGCATGCCGGCCGAGCACCGCGACGGCGCGCCGACTCTCGACTGACGCACCAGCGGGGCCGAGGGCGGTTCACGGACCGAGCCGCCCTCGGAATTCCCCGCAAAATCAAGCACTTACGCGCGCCGCTCGCTTCGCTCGCGGAAAAAGGAGTCGCTTCGCGACGCGCTCCGCGCAGTCTATAGGAAAGGAGCCGCTGACGCGGCGCGTTCACGCAGTCTATAGGAAAGGAGTCGCTTCGCGACGCGCTCCGCGCAGTCTATGGGTGCCGGGGTTGGGTGTGGCAGTTTAAGGGGGGAGGTCTACCCCCATTTCGCTGCACTGCCCGTGGCGTATAAATATGCCCCCACAGATTTTTGCTAAACTCGCGAACCGATGGAATAACACGAAAATAACATGAAACTAACAGAATCCCACTTGCATCACGCGCACGCGCACGCCATAATAGCGGTGTGATGTAATCAAGCGCTCGGAGCAAACGCGGCCCTTGCATCGCGTTAGGATTTGTTAGGAACTTGTTAGATCGGAGACCCGCGCGCAACGCGGCGCGAAAACCATGGACACGCTTTCGGTAAAAGAACAGCTGCTGGACCGGGTTGCCAAGCTCGTTGCCATGGGCACGGCGCAGAAGCAGATTGCGCAGGCGTGCGGCTTGACCGAATCGCGCATTTCGCAGCTTGTTGACACGGACGAGTTCCGCGCCCGGCTGGCCGAGCTGCAATCGGAGGATCTCGAACAAGCCGACCTGATGAATCGCGGCTGGGATTCGGTCGAGGAATTGGCGTTGGGGAACGTGCTCGAAGCCATGCAGGCGAATCCCGATCCGCAGTTTGCCTTGCAGGTTGCCAACAGTGCGAACCGAGCGCAGCGCCGCGGTGGAATCGGCAACGCGCCGATTAACGGCAAAAGCGGTGCAACGGCCGTGATCCAGTTGAACCTGCAATTCACGGAACGGCTGCAGGAGATCGGCAAGTTCGGGCAGCGTGCTATCGAGGCCGAATCCAAGCGCGTGGACGCGCTGCCGATTGCCGAGGCTGAGCACGTCTTGCGGGACGATCTCGAAATCGATCTCGCGAAGATTTTCAAGGTCGAGGTGGAGTAAGCCCGTGGCCGAGGAAACGGCACAGGTTTCGCTACCCGTCGCGCAGATTCGTGAAGGGCTGCGACAAGACCCGGAGTTCTTCATCCAGTTCTTCCTGGCGGACATGCTCACGCATCCTGTACCCGATTTCCATATCGAAATCTTTAGCGAGATGACGCATGCGGACGTTTCGCGTCTCGTCATCGCCATCCCGCGCGCACACGCGAAAACCACGCTTGCGAAACTCTGCTGCGTCTGGTATCTGCTCTTCAGCGACTACCGTTTCGTGCTCTATGTCTCCGGATCACACGATCTCGTTGTTCCCTACGTAAACGACATCGTCTCCTTCCTGGAAACGCCGAATTTCATAGCTGTATTCGGCCAAGTCGAATGGCTGAAGCGCCAGGACGGCGTTGGCGTTTACAAATTCCGCATCCCAAGCATCGATAAAGTCTGCATCCTACGCGGACTCGGCTCTGGGCAACGCATCCGCGGTATCAACGTGGACAACGAGCGGCCGCAGTTGGCCGTTGTGGACGATGCTGAGGACGATGACGATGTTGACACGGATGAAATGCGGTACAAGCTGCGGCGTTGGTGGTTCGGCGCGTTTCTCAAATGCCTCAACCCGTTCCACAACAAAATCATCGCCGCCGGCAACCTGCTTTCATCGCGTTCGCTGCTGCAGCATCTCATTGAATCGCCATCCTGGCGCAGTTATCTCTACGGTTGTCTGCGCGAGAACGGTGAACCGCTGTGGGCTGACATGTGGTCCATCGAAGCGTTGCGGGCCGACTTCCGCGAGTACGAAGACGCCGGCATGGTGGCGCGCTGGTTTGCCGAGATGCTCAACCAGCCGATTGCTGAAGGCGGTGGCGTCATTCGGCCCGAAGAAATAACCTACGGTGTCGAACGCACGCCGGGCGAGCCCGAATTCGGCTTCATTACGGTCGATCCCGCTATCAGTCGCGAACGCTGGGCCGATCGCGCTGCCATCGCTGCGCACGGTTGGATCGACGAGGAACAATACTGGCAAGTGGTCAAATATGACTCCTGGCGCGGTATCGATACCACGAAACTCTATTACGCAGCCATCGGGCTCGCTTCCGAGTGGGGTTTCCGCGTTATTGGCGTTGAATCCGGTGCCATGCAGGGCGTTGTCGAGCACCATTTCAACCATCTCAGGCTGCTCAACAACCACACGAATTTCATCTTCGTGCCGCTTAAATCGGGTAATCGGCGCAAAACCGAGCGCATTGCGAGCTGGGCCGCGCAGTTGCGGGCCAGCGAAACGCAATCGGCGTCCTACGCGCTCACACGCGGCGACTACCAGGCCACGCACCAGCTCTTGCGTTACGAGCCCACGCGGCGCAAAAACGACGACGATATCATCGATTGCCTGGCCTACGGGCCGCAAATGGCATCGCGGTACCTGAATGAAATCATGCGGCGGCAGCCCGATGCCATACAGGGCAAGTCGACGCGCTTGGCACAGATAGCAAACTGCTGAATCGAGCAATCGAGCAAGCGAAATGCCACAAATCCAAGTCAACAGCGAACTGCAGATCGACAAGAAAAACGCCGACGCGCTCATCCGGCATGCGGTCGCGCGTCTGCAACTCTCCACGCAAATGCGCGACCGACTGCTCGAAACCTATCGCTATATCGATCGCGAATACTACGGCTGGCTGCTGCGCGACGCGGACGATGAGAAACGCAAGCAGGAGAACATCCGCGGAACAGGCGTCAAGCCGACGGACGAGAAGCTCTCGATGATGTTCGCACAGCTTGACGAAGCCGTTACGTACCTGCTCAGCGTGCTCGCGCCGGACGAGGCCATCTATTCGGCCGTTGCCCCGAAGGAGCAGCAGCAGGTCGCGGATGGCTTCGCAGCGCTCATGAATCAGCACGCGGAGGCGTTCGGCCACTACCGCAACTACAACATGTTCCTTCTCGACGCGCTGCGTTACAACCTTGCTTGTTTCGTGGTCAACTGGAAGGTCCGCAACGGCGTCGTGATCTCGCAGGATCTCGCGGGCGTGCCGCAGCCAACGAAAACGGTCGCGCAGGACGGCAACGAAATCTTCACTCTCGACCCTTACAACGTCTTCCTGGACCCGTCAATCAGCCCGGTCGACATGCCTGAGCAAGGCGAATGGTTCGGGTGGGTCGACGTCATGACGCCGTTCCGCCTGAAAAAGATGCAACAGGATGGCGATCTCTTCAACGTGGACGATTTTGTGAACTCCACGCAGCCGCGCACACGTTTTTTCGCCGAGCATCCCGAGATCCGCAACGACGTCGGCCGCATCGACAACGCTGTCAACTGGGTTGATGTGCTGCGAGCTGTCCCACACGCTGAAGACTCGCAATCAGGCTACGAGATGCTTCCGCTGTATCTCTGGCTCATCCCGAGCGAATTCGGGCTATCGGACTCCGAAGAATACGAAATCTGGCGTATTATTCTCGGTAGCGACACGCATTTGCTCCACGCGGCCAAGATGGAAAACCTGCACGGCATGCTACCGATCAACATCGCGGTGCCGTTCGAGGACCACTTCGCGATGCAGTCGAAGGCCGTTTCCGAGCGCCTCATCCCGCACCAGCGCTTCGCCAGCTTCGTCATGAACACGCACCAGCGTGCCACGCGCAAGCGGCTCTACGGCTTGACGATCTACAACCAGAACGTCATCCCGCTCATGGACCAAGATGACGTCGATCTGGAAGGCGGTAAAATCCCGGCTTCGACAACCGGGCAGCAGGACATCGACCTGCGTAAGCATATCGTGCAATTCAACGACGGCCCAGACACGACGAATACGTTGCAGAACATCGAAGTCATGAGCAGCATCATGCAAGGCGTGCTGCCAACAAACATCCTGCGGGAGGTTGCCGGCCTTGAACGGGCAAGGCAGTATCAAGCCGCAGCACTGGTGCAGCGCGCAAAGCGTCGCAATCTCAAAATCGCTAAGATCATCAATTCGCAAGCGATGGACCGCGGCCGCCGCATGCAGATGTACAACATCCAGCAGTTCCAAACGCAAGTCGAAATCCTCGACGAACAGGGCTCGCTTATCCAGATTGACCCAAAGGAGTTCCTGGACACGCGGATCGAGTTCAAAATGTCCGATGGGCTGAAAGGCTTGGACCGGCTGGCGTTGCAAATCAACATGAAAGAACTCATTGCCATGGTGCTGCAGTCGCAGCAGGCAAGCGCGCAGACTGACATCATGGCACTTATCAATTACCTGTCGACGCTGTTCGGCGATTACACCGATTTCAACCAGTTCAAGATCCAGTCGCCGATCGACGCGCTGCCGCCCGAGCAGCGCAATTTGGCGTTCCAATTGCTGCAAGCCGCGCAACAGCAGGCTGCCGAGGGCCAAGGGCAGGGTCAGGGCGGTCAGCAGCGCGTAACACCGATCCGACCCGAACGTTGAGTCTAGCATGATCTTCCGCCGCGTTCTCAAAGATATCCCGTCAGACGAGCAGCACGCGCTCTGGCAGCTGCTGAACGCGCCGTCTTCGCGCGATTTCTTCGTTTCCGTGTTGCGGCGGCTTGAACAGGAACAGCTCGGCTTGATGACGCCCGCAGGCATGGCGCACGATGAACTCGCGCAGTTCGTGACCATCTACCGTGAGTATCAAACGACAATCGAGCTGATGAAAGAGCTGCTGGAATTGGAACGCGAACTGAAGGCCCGATTTACGGGCGAAACTTCCTGACAGAGGTGTAATCTGATGCCAAGTGTGCTTGGGCGTGACGAAAACGGTGACGATATTCTTATCAAAGTCAACGCTTCGGGAGAACTCATCGTTGTTCCGAGCACCGATACTGCGGCACTCGACGGGCACGCGTATATGGGCGGGGTGCAGTTAGGCGGCGTGACTAGTCAATTCGGTATCGCGCAGTTTTACAATCCCGTAGGCTCAGGCAGGCGAGTGTTGCTGGATCATTATGTGGACGGCAGTAATTCAAATGGCCACATTGCAGGTTTAATTGAGCAAACGGATCGCGGAGGCACCGCAGGTAATATCACACCTGTTAACCCTGTAAGCGGCGCTGCAGTTGCAATAATCCAGGCGATTAGTGACGCAACGGCGCCATCAGTGACACACATGATCTTGCGCGCCACAGCGAATCGTTATATGCCGATGAAACTAAGCAGCCCGATTATCCTCTCTGAAGGCTACGGGTTCACTTGCTATACCGGTACGGT